ACAAACTATCTTATTTTTAAATGTAAATGTGGTAATGTAAAAATAGATAGAGTCCATAGGGAAAGTGAAGTTTATAAATCCTTAAAACGTAAGTAGTATGAAGCTATACAAATTTAATCCAGACACACTGTCATACGAACGTCATAACGCACGTCCGTTAAAGATAATGATCGCAACGATAGTCGGATTCACTATCTTGATACTGGCATGTCTTCCGAGAGACTATACGATCAGTCGTACAGTCATCAATCCAATCAGCCGAACGATCATAAATCCAATCAGGACGGTAATAGAGAAGCCAGTCATCAGGAAGGTCATTGGTACTTACTACCACGCAGATGTAGGACAGACGGATGCACGTCCGTTAGAAACAGCGGACGGACATATTATCGACCTCTCTAAGCTACGTTCAGGTAAGTTACGGTGGATTGCACTGTCGAGAGACCTTATCGATCGCCATGGAGGACATTTTAGCTACGGAGATAAAGTCTATGTGTATCACCCGGACAAACGCATTCGTGGGTGGTGGGTGCTGCATGATACGATGAACAAGAGATTTAAGAATAGGATTGATTTCCTTATTGATAAAACGGCTGTCTTCCCCGGTAGAACGGAAGGTATATTAATCAGTAAAACTAAATTTGTGTAGTATGACCTCAAGAGATTTTTTACGTAGGGAGTTGGGTAGTGACTTACCTAACTCTATGGGAGCAAAGATTTGTGGTCTATTGGATGGGTACTTAAAAGAAAAAGAAATGGAGAAAGTTGTAAAGGTATCAAGAGGTCCTGCAGGGCATTGGTACGAGAAGAAGGTAGGTAGGGCATTCAGAGTTATTGAATACTCAGACGATCACGATGCCTACCTAGTTGAGCATGACGGACATGTGAACGGTAGGTACATCTATGAGCGTGATTGTGACGTTACTATATACAATGATCCAGAAGATGCGGAGGAATTCCTTACAATCGAAAAGCAGAAGGAGTCATTCAGTATGCCTGAGCACTATGACAATGAGCACGGAAGTCTTTATCTATTTGCAGAGCAGCAAGGTCTTAATGCTTGGGAATTTGACATCGTAAAACGTATTGTTAGATGCCGTGAGAAAGGTCAGTTCAAGGAGGACTTGGAGAAGACTAAGCTAGTTATTGATTTATATCTAAAGGAGTATGACAGAAATTGAAAAGCAAGCTAACGAAATAGCTACAGAGTTACTGAGTGACATTATTCACATGCGATCAAAAAAGATGTCTGACGGATCTAGGATTGAATTACCAACAGCAATAGTAATAGCGAAGTACATCGCTAATAAAATAAAGGATGAGTGCAAGCCACCAGTCGCTGAGTATTTATGGTCTAGAAAGCATGACTTATGGACCGAGGTAGAGAATCAATTAAATGATATGTAATATGAAGGCATGGGAACAATTAGAGAATGATCCGAACGTTAGTCTGTGGTGGTATGGTGATGAAAGGAATCCAACATCATACTACTACATCGATCATGGAGTACGTATCAGCAAGGACTTGAAGTCAGGACTGATTGAGGTCAAGAATGCGTCACTCGCTGATGAGCACTACGTGGAGGTATCAAAAGAGCAGTACAATGTGTTCGATACTGATGGATGGCTGCATGGCTGTTATAGGGTATGCATTGACACATTGAATAATAGAATAAACAAGGTTAGTTATTTGACATCTCTAGAAAAAAATTCAGACAAAATGGAAGAACTTAAAGACAGACATAAAAAATTATTAACAAAATTAGATAGGTACTTGGAACTGAATGAAAAATTAAGTACTTTTGCAACCACTAAAAAGTAATTTATTAACCCCTAAAATTATAATCAAATGAGTAACTGGCGCAAGCTGTACGATCAAGCTGGACAACAGCCGTACTTAGGTCACTGGGACCTAGAAGTAAATGGGAAGTTCGAACCCAAGGAAGTAATCATCGAGAAGTTTTATGTTGGAGAGTTCATCACTGCTGGAGGCAAGGAGATGAAGGTGTTTGCGAACATCGCAGGATTCTCTAAGGCTATGGTGGTCAACAAGAAGAACATGAAGAGACTAAGCAAGGTCTTCTCAAGTGACTCTTACGATGACTACATCGGAAAGCCAGTGGTCCTTACAGTTGAGAAAGACTTCTCTGCAATGGACAAGGAGATGGTTGACTGTCTACGTTTCTCAACGAGACCTATTCCTAAGAAAGAACTTCCGTTCATATCAGAGACTGAGTTCGCATCTTCAAAGGAGAAGATTGCAGCTAATGGTACTACGATTGAGAAGATTAAGTCTATCCGTAGAATTACACCAGAGCAAGAGAAGGAACTACTAGCAGCTATACCTAAGTCATGATAGAGGATTTAATTAAATTCAGAGCAAGTGGTGCAGCACCATTGTTCTCCGGAGATGACGGACTGACTGAATCACAGCAGAAGAAGTATGACGAACTATCAGAGCGTTCACTAGCATCAATCACAGATCCTAAGAAGAAACTTACTGACAACATGAAGGCTGAGTTTGACAAGCTTCACTTGATCAGAACAAACTTAGAGAATGGAATCGTTGAGTTAAGTACTGGCGGTCGCACGTTCGTTGAGTCTCTAGTCGATCAGGTAGTTTATAAGTACAAGAAGACGTTCGGAAGTAAGGAGACTGAGAAGGGTAACACTGTTGAGGAGGACGCAATTGAGTTCATGAATGAGTTCTTTATGACTGACTTTGTTAAGTCGGAGTCATCACTGTCTCATGGATTCTTTAAAGGTCATCCAGACCTTGAGGATGAAAACGAGAAGATGATTATCGACATCAAGTGTTCATGGACCAAGGATACGTTTCCAAAACTTCCTGAGCAGATTAGCAACAGCACGTATGAGTGGCAGTTAAAACTGTACTGCTACATGAAATCCAAGATGACTTCAGAGGATTGGCGCAAGGCTAGGCTGTGTTACGTACTTATGTCTACACCTGAGGGATTAGTTCCTGACTGGGAGGGAGATGACCTACACTATGTCGATGACTTAGACCCTGCACTTCGGATTACATACATTGAGTTCGAGTTAACTGATGCGGACATCGCACACATTGAGAGACGTGAGAAGGCAGCAGTGAAATACGCTAAAGAGTATTACAATAAATTAATAACCAAAAATCAAATCAAATGAGTTTTAAATTAACAGGAGTAGTAAAGAAGGTTGGAGATACGGTCCAAGTATCTGAGAAGTTTTCAAAGAGAGAGTTAGTGGTAACTGACTCATCAACAATGTATCCACAAGATATTATGTTTGAGTTCGCTAAGGACAAGACATCACACCTAGACAGTGTAATAGAAGGTCAAGAGGTAGAGGTTTCATTCAACCTACGTGGAAGGATGTGGACCAGTCCTCAAGGTGAGGAGAAGTACTTCAACACACTTGACGGATGGCGAGTGGATGTTATCGGAGGAGCAACTCAGACTCAGGCTCAGGCTCCAACAGTTGGAGATGTAGACGCTGAAGGAGATCTTCCCTTCTGATAATCAATTGAATTTCAAGTAATTACGGCAGGATACTTCCCGGAATCCTGCCTTATTTTTATCCGTAAATTATGATAACTATATTCAAAAATTTAAATGAAACCACTAGCCCTTACTATATATCTGTAGATAGTGCAATCGATCGGATAAGAAATGGAAAATCCAAAGATCTGTGTGAGCAGATTAGAAAGCCTGACTTGGATAAGTCACAACGAAACGAAATAAAGAAAAAGCTACCTGCCGTTTGTTACGGAGGAAAATTCAGTAGTCGTTCTATCGCTGGTCTTATTGAGTCATCTGGATTTATGTCAATTGATTTTGATGGGTTTAGTTCACCCACCTCACTTGAGACTAAACGTTTTGAGTTAGAAATGGACGATTACACGCACAGCCTATTTACCTCTCCATCAGGGGATGGTTTAAAGGTCCTTGTGCGAATTCCAATGTGTGATGCAAATGAATACAAGCAGTACTTCAAGGCAATCGAACAGTACTATGATTGTGAAGAGTTTGATACAGCATGCAGTGATATCAGTCGGATAACATATGAGTCATACGATCCTCACGTATTTTCGAACGGTAGCTCGAAGGTATGGAAGGAAAAACTTATTGAGCCAGAAAGAGAACAAAGGAAGGTGTTAATACCTACCAATGACACGAACAAAATTACGATCGGAATTCTCTCATGGTGGAATAAGAACTATGGCTTGGTATCTGGCGCCCGGAATCACAACATGTATGTACTTGCTCAGGCACTCAATGAGTACGGTGTCGATAGGAATGAAGCACTACACACATGCCTACAATTTGTACAGCCAGACTTCACAGAGTCAGAGATTAGTAGAACCGTTGAATCAGCGTATGTAAAGACTGAGATACACGGAACAAAGCAATGGGAAGATAAGGCTACAGTACAGAAAGTTACGGCATTGGTTGCCAACGGTGTTACACCTGAAGAGATACGAAAGATCGTGCCCGAAGCCACGGACGATGTGTTAGAAGATATCAAGGTAAGTGAGGTTGAGTTCTGGACGAAGGATCCTAAAACTGGAGCAGTCAATTTTATAAATCACAAGTACAGAGAGTTCCTTACTGAGAATGGTTTCTTCAAGTATTACGCATCAAAAGAGGGTACGTTCATATTCGTACACTTAAGGAATAATGTCATTCGAGAAGTCCTTGATGACCACATTAAAGACTTCGTGTCTGAGTGGATGTTTGAACTCGAAGATAAGTCAGTCTACAACGCATACGTTGGGAACTTGAAACTGCAGAAGGAGGACTTCTTGTCTTTCCTTCCGTCAGTCAATCATAGATTCCTAATGGATGGCGAGAAGGAGTCGTATATTTTTTACCGAAACTGTGCCGTCAAGGTATCTCCGTCAGGAATTTCTAGAATGTCATACGATGACCTAAACGGTCTGGTATGGGAGAAGTCAATTCTTGATAGGGACTACAGAGAGATGGACTACAGCGGATGCGACTTTGAGAGATTTATCTACACGATTGCCGGCAGTGAGGCAGATCGTTTTCTTACCATGCGGACCACACTTGGTTATATGCTACATCGATACAATGACCCGGCATATAATCCCGTTGTGATTCTAAATGATGAGTCGATTACAGACAAGCCAGAGGGAGGAACTGGAAAGGGTATATTCGTAAACTCAGTATCAAAGATAAGGAGGTCAGTCATTCTGGACGCACAGAAGATTGATCTAAAGGGCAGGTTTACTTACCAAAGGGTATCAACGGATACTCAGGTAATCTGCTTCAATGATGCTGACAAGGGATTCCATTTCCAGACCTTATTCTCGATGATCACCGACGGTATGTCGATAGAGGTAAAGAACAGTAAAGAAATCTTTATCCCGTTCGAGCTTGTGCCAAAGATGATAATTACAACTAACTGGGCGATTAAAGGTGGTGGCAACTCCCACGATAGACGCAGATGGGAGGTTGAATTTCATCAGTTTTACAATAAGTCACACACTCCAAAGGATGAGCTTGGTAGGCGACTGTTTGATGACTGGGATGCGGACGAGTGGTCCAGATTTGATAGCTTCATGATTTCTAATATGCAGTTATTTATGCAGAAGGGACTCAGAGAAGCCAAATTTAAAAACCTAGACAACAGACAGTTGTTTGCCAAGACGTCACCGGAGTTCTATGAATGGGCTACAGGAAGTGACAAGAGTTACTCGCTGAAGCCGGGGATTGAATTCCGTGGTGCTGATCTTATGGCTGACTTTATTTCCCAATATCCAGACTACGGAGCGTTTGGAAAAATGAAGTTAGCACATAGGACATTCTACAATTGGATTAAGGAATTTGCGTTAATCAAGTATGGTGAACTACCTAGAGAGAAAAAATTAGATATTGGAAAGTCCATTGTCTTTGTCGAACCAATGAAACAACTAAAAATAAATGAATTTGATAAATGAATTTAAGGAAGTTAAAGACAGCGTAGATGCTGTCGACTTCCTTTACAAGAAGTTTGGAAGGTATAACGGAGGTATGGACTTCGTTGATGCCGTACATAAAGGACTGAAGAAGACTGGACGTGAATTAGTCTGGTGGTGTGGGATGGTGGATAACTATCACAATCATGATGACTACACGATCGATAGTTTGTTAAGGACTAAGAAACACATGAAAAATGTGGCGCTTGGATTCCTGAACAAGCAGGAGTACGATGACTACCTAACATGGATTGGTAACTGGTCCAAGATGTTGATTGTATGTAACTACCTAGATCCTGATAGATGGATTAAGATAGTTGATCCAGTTCGTGATGAATTTGATTATGATAGTATGTAACCATGAAGCAACTAAGAGACTATCAGTTAGATATAGCAAACAGAGGGAGTGACATACTCAGAAAACTCAGTTTGCTGTATTTAGCCATGGAAGTTAGGACTGGTAAGACAGCTACGTCAATGAAGATAGCCGAGATGTATGGAGCTAAGAAGGTACTATTTCTTACAAGAAAGAAGGCAATATCAAGCATACTTGAGGACTATAATGAATTTGGATACCAATTTGAGATTGTAGTAACAAACCATGAGTCACTCCATAAGCTACAAGACGCTGACTCGTTTGACGTTATCATCTTTGACGAGGCACACAAGGCTGCAGGACTACCTAAGCCCGGACAGCTGGCTAAACGTATGAGAGAACGATTCTTCTTGAAGCCAATCATCATGCTGTCAGGTACCATGTCACCTGAGTCATTCTCTCAGGTATACCATCAGTTCTGGATATCAAGCCGTTCACCTTGGGTGCACTACCGTAACTTCTACAAGTGGGCGCATGACTACGTCAACATCGTACAGCGTAAGATAAATAGTTTGACCATCAATGACTACTCAGCTGGAATTGAGGCTAAGATAATGCATGACATACAGCCTTACATGATAACACATACTCAGGAGCAGTCAGGGTTCAAGTCAAAAATAAATGAGAAGGTTCTGTACGTCAAGATGAATCCAGTAACCTATAAGATATGCGATAAGCTAATGAAGGACTTAGTATTTGAGGGTAGCTCGGACGTAATACTTGCCGACACACCTGCTAAACTTATGCAGAAGCTTATGCAGCTGTACTCCGGGACATGTAAACTAGAGAGTGGACTTGC